TTAACAAAAAATAGTGCGTACAACAAGGAGATATAAAAATGGCACAGGGTGAATATAAATCAGGTGAAATCATTAACTTGGTGTATCAGGCGGCAGCCTTGCTTTCAAACGCAATTCCCGTGGGAGTGGTTTATGACGAAACCAAGGCTATTGATGGTCCCAAGACAACCACTTTAACTTCTGCTTTACTGGCCGGGGAAAAGGCTGGCGGTAGGTATTTCGGTTATTTTACTCCCGATGCAGAAGGGATATGGACCGTTACGATTGTTGACAAAAACGGTGCTGGTCCGGTAGCGAAAGCTTACAATGTCTGTGGTTTTAATATTGACTCAATCGGGGATTCGGTTCCGTCTCAGTTGCTATTAACCAAATCATCCCTTGTCTCCGCAATCTTGGTTGACTGCAATGCTTCGACGAGCGACGTTAAATCCGCCGTGGTTGCCCAGGCAAGCGATGTAAAGTCCGCCGTCACGGTTGTCGGAGCCGCCGCTGCTTCTGCGGCCGCCTATGCTGCGACTGCTGCTTCGAGTGCTGCGGTCGCCGCTATTGCTTCTCCGGCAATGGTGAGTTAGAAAACAGAATGAAAATCAAAATCGCCCACTTTGCTGTATTCAGTCCTAACTTGTCAGGAATGTATGCGACGGTTAAGGATTTAATTCGTGCCGAAAGACTTCAAGGGATGGATGCGGAATTTGTGGATTCCGACACGGACAAGAATGGTCGATCATATAGCAGAGTGGGCTTAGTTGATGGAGATATTGTCAGCAAGTCACCAGAATGGGCGTATCAGAACGCGGACATTTTGGTTAGACACTCCATGATCATCGAACCCATTGCAAAGGTGGGAATACCCATAATCATGGCATTGCATGGGAGACCCGAGTACTCATATCTGCTTGAACATTACGGCGAGTCTCCCGTTATGAAGATAATGTGCAACCATGAATTTGATGCGAAGTACGCGGCCTATATTTCTTTCTGGCAGGAGCATGAGTTCTTTTGGTCGCTAATGATGCCCACGCGTGAGATCGCTTACGTCCCCAGTGTTGTCGATCTAAAGAAATTTAATCCAGAGGGGGAGAGGGTTTTACTGGGCGGCAACTCAGGCGTGCCAAATATTCTTGTGGCGGATATGTGGAGACAAGACATCACTCCTTTTAGTGTCATCGAGGCCGCTGTTTTGTTTAGGTCAAAGTATGTGCGAACGGCCAAGGTGCAACTATTTGGTTTGCCTCCTGCAAACAAGGGGTTTGTATCAGAGTATGCACGGCGGCTGATTGCAACCGGGGCAGTTGGGGAAACGAATACGATTGTTCCATTTTTGGAAAAGGTTTACAGGAGCGTTGACATTCTGGTTACTCCTAACAATATCGCAACCCGGATTGTTAGGGAGGCCCTTGCATCCGGGCTGCCCATTGTCGCAGGATCGGGATGCCCATACACAAAGTACACGGCTGACCCCCGAGACCACAGGGCGTTTGCAGCGAAAATAAATCAATGCTGGACCGACCTTTGCGCGGGAAAAGACCTGAAACAAGAAGCCCGACTCATGGCGGAAAAAAGCTTTAATTATGACCTTGCCGGTAGTGCCATGTTAGAGCTCTGCAAAAAAATCCTACAGGGAAAAACCGTCCCCCAATACCCTGTGCTTGAATGGAGTCCAGGAACCATTGACCCTACCGACTGGGTAGTTCTTAGGGACACATTAAAAGAAAGAAAGATTGAGAAGGTAGTTGAATTCGGTCCCGGGGTATCCACACAATTGATGGACGCTTTGGGGGTAAACGTACATTCTTTTGAGACAGATCCAATTTACCTTGAATACATAAAAAGGCGCGTTAAGAATGCCACATTCACTCTTTGGAATGGCCTTTTTCCTCCTGTTCTGGAAGGGGATTACCAATTGGCATTTATTGATGGTCCTACTGGTGGTGAGAATAGAGAACCAACATACAAGGCGGTTGCAAATAGTATGGTTAATTTAGTGGCCTGTCATGATTATAAACGAACTGAAGATCGTTTTTGGATAGATAAATATTTTAGAACTTGGAGAGAAGTTGCAAGGGCCGATGAATCTATCCCTGGTTTACTGATATTAGAGAGGCTATAAATGTCCACTTATTTCGGAGTAAGTGCCCACCGGATAATTTATAAAGCGGCGTCGTTTGCTACCGGTAAAACGGTGACTGCCTATGTATGGAATCCCAGTCTGACTAAATCTGCCCTACAAACCTTTACCGAAGTGTCGGATGGGCTTTACTATCTGGACTATACTTTCGCGGTCGCGGGTACTCATTTCGGAGTTTTTTACGAGGATGCCGTTGCGATGACTTCGGGCGCTTTTAGAATTCAAGGAACGGTTGATGACATTTTAACTGATACCAATCTTCTCGTGGCTTTCATTAGGAACAAAAAATATTTAGCGAAGGACGGAACAACGTGGTATCTGCATGTTCGCAACGTTGCCGACGATGACGACATCCTTAAAAAGGAACTCCAAGACAAAGACGGTGCAGATATCACGGACGTTGCTGCGGGGGTCTTAGCGAAGGAGCTGGCATCAAGTGTATAACGTCACCACGATTGGGCAGGGTTTGGGCCGTTCAAGACCAGGCGTAATTTTAGCCTGGGGGCTGGGAGGATGGCCATCAGTACCATCTCTGGGCATTATTCTTGGCCCATGGACCGATACATATTCGATGCAGCGCGAAAGTAATTCGGCAAGCGTCGAAAGAAAAACTGGTTCCATTTCGATTCGGCGATCACTATAAGCCTTAGGGTGGGCGAAACATGAGAAAACCCGAAATAGTATATCTGGGCCACAGCAATGTCATTGACAGGATTTTAAAATCGAAGCGTCCGGGCGAAGCCATGGCAGCGGTCGATCTATCGAGCGTGGTCAAAATGACTCTAACGCTTGGTGATCTGACCCTGGAATCGACAAACCAGGAGGATGATCCAATCCGCTGGGCGCAGGAAGGATACGAGACTGGGCAAATCAGGATATTCCTGGGCGGGCAGGACATTAAGCCCGGGGATTATGATGCGCCCCTGGTTGTTTACGACGAGGGGGATGAAGAAGGAATTGTTTGGGGAGAAGATCCATATATCGAGATCACTGTGGTGGCCGAAGTCGAAGCTGCTGGTCCCGAGTGAATAGACTTGATTGTTCATTTTGTTGGTTTCGTGTGATGTAAAGACATCTCGAAATAAAATCGAATCGGTATCTGGAGAAATTCGCCTATGAACGGACTAAACGTAAGCAGGGATACCTTTGACACTTTGGACGAAGAATCAAGATCGCGTGTGTTATTCGACTTGGTAAGGGGCACTTATGAGTGTACCTGTAGGTTGGACGTCAAGGTGCAAGTCCTTGAGAAAAAACTGGAACGAAAAAAGGTCTTCGATGCAGCGGTGTCCGGATTTACCGGAATGGCCGGAGGGGCGTTGGCCGTTTTGGGGATTTGGTTAAAGGGGCTAATTAGGTCATCGTAAGTAGATTTTGATAAAGTGATTCATAAAATATGACCGATCGTGAAGAGGGGATTTTTAACAAACTTATTGCCGCTGGCGGGTGGATTCGTCGGGCCAAAGATAAGTGGCGAGTCCTGGCCTGGAGCCAGACGGAACATGCCCTTACAGAGGCCCAAAGTGCTATCAATAAGGCGATTGATCTTTTGAGGGAAACAGATGGGTGACATGACGGTTGAAATATATGCCTTGATGATTGCCGGATCTCTATCTCCGTTCGTGATTATGGCTGTTAAGAGTTATTTCGGAGGTCTTGAATCACGGGCCGCGGTTGGCCTATCGATCGGCGTGGCGGCTGCCTTGACTTTCGGCGCCGAACTGGCAGTCGGCGATTTGGCTCAAATGTTCGGTTGGAACGCCGAATTGATATCAAGGATTCTTCAGAAGATCGGCGGCTGCTGGCTGGTAGGTCAAGGCGTTTATAACGCCATTCGAACGGCCACGGACAAAATTTAGGAGGGGATCATGATTGCCATCCTTGGAGCGATTTTCGGTTTCCTCGGGAGTTGGGCCCCGGAGGTCCTTAAACTCTATCGGGATAAAAAAGACCGGGAACATGAGCTCGCCATTCTCATGATGCAGAAGGAAGCCCAGGCCCAAGGTCATACGGAACGAATGGAGGAAATCGGAGCGCAGGCGGATATCGCCGAAAGCCAGGCGCTTTATAAAAATGCCGCTCCCGTCGGTGTCCGCTGGGTGGATGCGCTTAACGCTACCGTGAGGCCGTTGATTACCTATTCTTTTTTCGGGCTCTATGCCATCGTAAAATATACCCAGGCTTCAGCGGCAGCCAAAGTCACGGCTACCTCAACCTTGGAGGGATTTTCTCTCGTTTGGAACCAAGAAGACATGGCTATTTTTTGCACAATTTGTGCTTTCTGGTTCGGTCAGCGATCCATGAAATATTTCTTTGGGAAAAAATGATGGCCTGGAGATCTACAACACAAAAAGGAGTCGATTTTATCAAAAGCTTCGAATCTTTCGTCCCCGTTCCCTATATATGTCCGGCTGGCTATTGGACGATTGCATGGGGCCATCTTATTAAGCCGGGAGAGAAATTCGTGAAGGTTGACGAGGCGACCGGAGAAATTATTCTGAAGAAAGATCTCAGGGGTGCCGAAGGATCCGTCCTGCGGCTCATCAATATTCCCCTGGATGATGATCAGTTTGACGCCTTGGTTTCTTTCGCTTTTAACTTGGGTGGTGGTGCGCTTCAGCGCTCAACTCTACGAATAAAGGTCAACCGGGAGGA